CTCAACGTTGACGAAGTTGAAGCCCATGAACGGCGTGACGCGGCCGTCCACAAGGGTCGGGCGGTCGTTGTAGTCCATGTTCGTCACCTGCAGTTCGCCAAGCAGGTTGTCGTGCTCGACCGACGTGATCGCGATGTACGCCTGCTCGCGCGCCAGGTCGAGACCGGACGCCATGAGGATGCGCTTCGCGGCGCGGAGCTTCGGAACGTTCAGCCCCGAGTTCGCGCCGCCGACGTTGACGCCGACTTCCTGCGCCGCGAGGAACGGCGTGCTGATCGTGCCGTTCTCACCCGTGAACGCCGCGGAGAAGAACGAAGTGCCGATTTCATCGTCCACGCCGCGCCCAAGGGAGTTGGCGATGGCCTCGGTGCAGGGCGAGCGCAGGTCGATCAGCATGCGCTGAATGTCAAGCTGCTCGATCAAGGTCGAGGTGGTGACGCTGTTCGGGAACACCCACCGACGGTTGCCGGGCACGTTGAAGTGCGGCGTATCCGTGTGGCGGGCGCGGTTTCGCGTGCGGCCGATGGTGCCGAACTGCTCGACCGGCGAAGCGGCCTTGCCCTGGTACGAGCCCTGCGAAACATAGGCAGGAAGGCGCATACCGGACTGCTGAAGAAGGTGCTCGACGTTGCGCGAGAACGTCAGAACGTGGTGCTGCTGCACAGTGAAAGACATGGCGGATCTCCGCGAGTGTGGGTTCCTGTTTCGCGGTTATCCGGCAAGCCGGGCCGACATGATGTCGGGGTCGGTCGGGTGTGGGGCTTGTGCCTGTGCGGCCCGTCAACCCCGACGCTGCGTGATTTGTAACCTGACGTTTCGACACTGTCAACGCAACGAAAAAGCGCCGCCCGGTGAGGGGCGGCGCTGAGGAACAGGGAGCAAAACCGACGAGCTTGCTGGTCGGAGCAATCGCGCCCCCTCCCGTATCTCACATCTTCGCGTTGACCGCAAGTTTCGCGAGCGCATCCATCTCGGCCATCGCAACGGCCCGAACCTTCGGGTCGGGGCTGTTGTACCGCTCCATGAATAGCCGGTCGCCGTAGAGCGCATCCATCTTCGCCTTGGCGGTCGCGGGTGTGTGCTGCGCAAAGCCCGGTGTCTGCGTGCGGTTCTCTGCGCCGGGCGGCTGCGCCTCGACGTAGTTCCGCCCGAAGAACTCGAAATACTTGGCCGCCTTGGCAGGACCCCAAACCGCCTCGGCGGCCTTGATGTCCTCCTCGGGCATGCCTGCGGCTTTCGCTGCGGCCTTTCCGACCTCGACCTTCTGCTCGAACTGCGGGCCCCACTCGCGCTCAAGCCCTTCGATCTCGGTTGCGTGATCCTGCTGGACCTTCCGCACGCTGTCGAGTTCGGCGGCACGATACAGTTCAGCGACCATTTGCGCCTGCTTCGGCAGCAGGCCGGCTTTGTGGAACCAGCCCTTCGCCGTGCCGAGGAACTTTTCATCCGCGCCGTCGATCTTGATCTCGTAGCCGTTGGCGTCCTTCGGCCGGCCGAGGCGGTCGAAGATTGCATCCAGCGCCGCCGTATCACTTTCATCCTTCGGAAGCTGGACCGTGCGGCCCGCCTTGTCGGCGCCGAACAGCTTTTCAAGGCTGTTGTAACTCTGCAGCGCCATGGTGGCGACATCTTCGGCGGGCAGGTCTGGCTTGTAGCCTTTGGCGTCCGCCCACTCTGCCAGATCGCCGGGCAGCTTGCTGCGCCATGAAGCGCCAGCCGGGTCTGTACGTTCTCAGTCATTGCAGTCCGTCCTCAAGGTTGTGGCGATCTTCGAGCTTCACGTTCAGCATGTGAACGAGCAGGTCGTAGACTTCTCGCCGCCCTGCCGCTCGGGCCATTCCGAGCGGGTCAAGTGCTCCCGTGGCGTCACGGGGGAATGCGTTACCTCGGCCATCTGCCGCGCAGAAGTCGCGAAGGTAGGCAAGAACAACCTTGCCATTCTTCGTGAGCTGGCCTTTGCTGTCGCAGCACATGGCGCGCAGCGCCTGCTGCCGGACCTTGGCTTTGATCTTCGGCGGGATGTTCAACGGCGCCTCCGGCGAAACAGCAGCACGATACCAGACCCGGCCGGCCCGCCGTTTCCGGAAAGCAGGCCGGTCAGAAACCGCAGGGTTGACGCCCCCTCAAGGGCTCCAGCACTGCCGGAGCCGGTGAGGTCCGCCGCCACGGCAAACGCCAGTGCAGAAGCGCCGATAAGCGGGCCATTACCTACTACCCCACCAGATGGCGTGAAGGCAAGCGACGTTGCGCCTTCGATGTTGGCTCCGGCCCCGCCAGAACCGGTAAGGCCTGCCGTCGCAGCAAACGACAGGTTTAGCGCGCCGGAAAGCGATCCGTCTCCCGCCAGCGCGCCCGCCGGCGTGAATGTTAGAGTTGAAGCACCGACAAGCGCCCCGCCCGCCGCCTTCTTTGAAAGCAGGGTTAGGAACATGTCGGTGCTCTAGGTTTCCGTCAGGCTTCGGGGAAGGTGAAGACGAGCGTCGAGGTGTTGGCCTCGGCGTCATTGACCCGGCTCACCAGAGTCGCCGGGGTGATCTGCGTCTGAGGCGGGATGAGTGTGACCGTGATATCTTCGGCAGCAGTTGTTTCAATCAGCGGCACGTAACCGTTGGGGATGACGCATGTGATGCCATCATCATCCGTCACGCCAAGGGCTTGGTTAAAGTGCGTGATATCGTTGGTATCGGGATCACGAATAGCCTCTTGAATGTGAACCTGTTTCTGCATTTTCATCTCCATCATGCGAAAGCGATGACGCCTGTCACGTCACCTAGGGTTACAGCCGTGTTGTTCGTTAGCCCTTGCCCGCCCGTGACGGCCAAAGTAATGGCGGATGCGAAACTGAAGCCGCCTTCATTTTGTATGTTGATAGTCTGGTTTGGAGGGATGCCAATTTCAGCTATCGCAGACGTTGTTCCGACTGTGACGCTTGCGGACGCCGTGTTCCAAAACTTGATCCATCTTGTCGAAGAACTATTGTTTGTCGCCACAATCGATAGCAAACGGCCTCCCGTAGCTTTGACGGACTGCGCCGCTGGAGTTGCTGGGCAGTTCAGGTTGGCCAAAGAGGCTGCCCCGGATGCGCTCGCGCGATATTGCACGCCAACATCGCCGATCGCAGCAGTGCCAGACACAAGAGCGGGCTGGGTAAAGCTTGTGGTGACCGTTCCGAAAACTGAAACCGGCAAGGGTGCGGCAGAGCCAAGCGGGCGGATACCGCCAATATAGCTCACCACATTGCTGCAATCTTCCACCGAGACGAAGCCGAGAGTCCAGGTTGTCGTGCTGGCCGGGGCGGTCGTGCCGTTCCATGCCCAGAGGTAGACGTAAAGCTCGACGTCGTCGTCGGGCAGGTTCTCGATGCGGCTCGCGCGGGTTGTGACCGTTGGTCCTGTGACGGACGCCACCAGCGTATCGGACCAGTTGACATTCCGGCCATCGGCGTAGGTGTTCATCACATGGCCGGCGGTGGCCGTCGTGTTGATGGTCGCCGCCGTCACGCCGGAGTTCCACCCGCGCCGCTGCGCGTCAATGTTGGCGCTCGTCGCCGTTGTGCCGGTGTATTGCGTCCAAAGGTAATTCCACCCGAACAGATCCACCGTGCAGGAGCCTGAGGCTGGCCAGTCCGCAACCGTGAAATTGATCGTGTCGGCATTGGGAATGGACGCAATCGCATAGCGGCCAGGAACGCCCGTCGCGCCGCTGATGGCTCCCACCATCATGAATTGACCGACATTGGCGGCGGTGAAGCCGTGAGCCGTTTTGGTGACGCTGATCGAGGTGGCGCTGTTGATGGTGCAGGACAGGCCCTCACCCACCCTATCCGCCATCATCACGGCGAAGTTGTTGTTGGCGATTCGCTGCGAAAGAATGGTCTTGTGCCGGGCGATAAAGGCCCCCCGGAACGATTTGAGGCTGCGCGCAAGAAACTCGCTGTTGGTCGTTGTGCCGGTCGTGACAAGCAGGTTGCTGGACGACTGGCTAACGCCCATGCCGGTCCCAAGGCGGCGCTGTGTAAGCTCCGGCGCGAGCAGACCTGATCCGCTATCCGCAAAACTTACAGACCAAATATCAGCCGGGGCCTGCCGAACAACCGCGCCGGGGTCTTCGAACATCGGGTTTTTCGTGAGGATGGCGGAACCATTTTGCACGCTGACAGGAAGGGGGAATCCGGTCGAAACATCCGTTGCGGTTTTGGCGTCATCCGCGCCAGAGAACATGACAAGGCCAACGGATTGCGCCTGAGCGGTCTCACCCGAATAGGTGACTTCGCGGCTTGCAACCTTTACGCCGGTGCCGGGATCATAGCCAACATTATCGGACATCAGGCGTTTCCTTCGGTGATCGTGAATGCCTCAACCGTTTGCGGATTAATCCACATCCACATCGAGCGCCCCAACGGCGAAGGTCTGCGTTGCGTTCGAGCTTGTCGTAACCGAAATCGAAGCGGTCAACGCGCCCTTGAACAGCAAGTTGCCAGCGCCAGACGCCGCTGTGCCAATGCCGAAGTGAGTGATCGTGGCAGAGCCGGCAGTGCAAGGCCCGAATGCAATAGCCGCCGCGTTCGATGCATTGTTGCCGGATACTGTCCAGCCAGAACCAGAGCGGGCAACTGCCTGGCGCGCGTAGCCTGTATAGGATACCTCGCTGGTATTCTGCGCGCCCGCCTCGCCGGGGTCTGCCGTATGAAGCGACACAAACAAAGAACCTGCGGTAGCGGATGCTGGCAGCCCCGTTACGTCGCCAATGTTCGCGATAGCAGCATTCTGGAAAATATGCTGAAGCAGGCTTGTCTCAAAGGCGTTTGTTGCTGACATATCGTGTCCCTATCAGCCGGTCAGTAATTTCTGGATAGTCTGCTTCGCCTGTTCGATCTTGACTTCAAGGTCGTCCAGTTCCTGTTGCTTCGCGGAAACCGCCGCGCTGGCTTCGGCCTCGGCCTCTCGCGCACTTTCGGCGGACTTGCTGGCCTTGGCCGCCGCCACTTTGGCGTTGCTCACCGCGGCCGCCGCGTCGGCCCGCATCTGGTTGGCCTGCTCCTGCGCAGCTTCGACGATCTGCTTGGCCTGCGCCGAAAAATCCGAAAGCTGCTTGGCGTAGTTCTCCTGCGCCGCGGTGATCGCCGCGTCCAGTTCCTCGACGCGCTTGCGGGCTTCGGCCTCGACGGTCGCCAAATCGGCGACGCGCTGCTCCGCAGACGCCACGGTGTCGATGATCGCCTCGAAATGCTTGAGCGCCCGAAACGTGGTCAGCAGGTTCTTGACCTGCGTTTGGGCCTCCCGGATCGACATATCGGTCATCACTTCCTCCGCAGGAGCATCGTAACGTTGACGTTGACGTCAATCCCGCCGAAAACGCGCGGGCGTATGAATGTCGTTGCCTCGGCCACAAGCTTGATGTCGGCGCCGGACATGGACACTTCACTGCCAAGCTGGTCGGTCAGCGTGGCCCATGCGGTTGGCGGATCGAGCAGCGAGCCCTCAAGCACAACCGTCGTGCCGTTGAACACGCCGCTGACCTGCACGGTGCGGTCAGCGTAGGCCGGATAGTCGATCGGTGCACCGTCGTCGCCGGCCGCAAGACCGGCCCACGTGACGCGGATCAGTCCGGTATCTGTCGTCTGGATCGTCGGGTCGATGGTGCTCATGGCTGTGTCCTATATCACGGCGGTTTGGTTTCCGGCAACGCTGTTCGCTTCCGCCAAGGTTTTCACGGTGTCGGCGATGACAGGCGCGGCCTGAAGCATCTGCTGCGCCTGCACCTGCTGCTGCTGCCCGGCTTCCATCTCGGCCACTTCGTCGTCGGTGAACATGATGTCCGCCGGGGCGCCGTTGAGTTCCGTGATGCGTTCCAGTGCCCGCTCGTAGTTGACCTTCTGCACGATCCGCCGTGCGCGATCCTGATCCGCCGCCGCGACCTGTGTGGCCGCCTGGCTGACGAACTCCAAGGTGCGCAGGATGCCGACGCCTTCCTCGGCGCGCATGGCGCGGGTCAGTGGGCTGTCGTATTCAAAGTCGATCTCCCCGCCGGCCTCGACCAGTTCGGCGGGAATGTCGTTCACCGACACGACGCCCGCGTTGAACAGGATGTCGATCTCACGCTCGATGATGACGGACAGGAACTCGGTGCGCAGCCGCCCGCCGAGCGGCCCGAGCAGCGCACCTTTCTCCTGCACAAGCTGCATGACCTCAGTGGCCGTCATGCGCTTCGTGTTCTCGACGAGCACCTGAAACAGATTGACGAGAAACGCATTGTTGATGGCCTGCCGGCGCTGGTCCTGCAATTCCAGCCCGAAGCCGGGGTCGCCCTGCGGACGCAGCGGCGCGACGCGCGGCTGCCCGTCTGCCCCGAGATAACCGTAATTGACCGCGCCGGGCCGGGCCGCGAACGGGTCAAGGCTGTCGCCATCGACCGCCAGCCACGGCGGATCAGTGACAAGCTGGCCGTAGCGCAGGCTGGTCTTGGCCATCTCCTGCAAGGTTAGGTTATCCGCGAGGCATCGCTCGGCAGCACCGCGTGCATAGATCTCGCGCGGCGCGGTGACGTCACGGGCAACCGCGAACGGGAATGTGCGGTAGCCGCTTTCCTCGACAATCGTGCTGTCCTTGCCGACGATGAACGTGCAGGACGCGAACGGCATGTTCTTGGCGTCGCGCTTCTTTGGGTCACGGTCGCGGCGCGGGTACACAGCTTTGCAGAACTTGACCGAGCGCTGTGGATTTTTCTCGATGTCCGCCGCGATGTCGGGCGGCAACTTTTCCACGCCGAACTTTTCGGCGGCCTGACGCACGGTGTACTCGTGCTCCCAATACGCGGTGTCGATGCGGCCTTGCGCGTCCTCGTCGAACCAAATCTCGGACAGGTGAACCGTGATATACCGGATGCCGGGCCGCGCGTCGTGGATGTACAGCACGCCATTCCCGAATGCGCCGACGCTGGTATAGACCTCGTTGACCCGGCTTGCGAAATTGGCGCGCGGCGAATACCGCACAGAGAACAGCAGATCCGTCAGGTCGTCGCAGAAGCGGCGCACGCGCTGGTTCTGGCGCAGGGTCTTGCGCTTCGGGACCAGCGTGTGCCAGCGCGTCGTTTGCGGAGTGACCAAAGTGTCGATCGCGGCGGCGAAGCGGGGCAGCGCGAGCTGCGCCGTGCTGTCGAAAATGTCGTAATCCTGGCGGCTGCCGGGAAAGTAGGTCGTCTGGAAGCCGACGGCGGACGGCAGCACAAGGCGCGCAATGCGATCCCACCGGCTGTCAAAGTTGACGCGGTTCGTCTTGAGCTTCGCCAGCCGTTCGCTGTGCCATTTAGCCTTGTCGTCCGCGCCGCCGTACATCGTCACTGGCCCGTCCGCGTCGTGGTGCCAAGGTCGGGCAGCCCGCTTTCACTGGTCAGGATGCTGGTACGGCGGCCCGAGCGGCGCGCAACGCGATCCTGCTCGTTCATCCGCGCAACGGCGTCATCGACCTGCGGCGGCGGCGGGGCGGGCGGCTGCGGCTTCGGTCCACTGCCACCAAACAACGTTGCCATGGGGCTAACCTCCAAACCTAACCTCGCCCGTGCCGAGCGCGGTGACGGACCTGAAATCGCCGTTCCACGACGGCCTGCGGTTCGGCGTTCGACCGAAGCGCCTGCCCATCATGCCGTAGCGGCTCGCCGAGATCAAGTCGTCGTTCAACTTGACGATCAGGCCGTCCTTGCGATGGTACAGGGAGAACTCGTTGAACCACATCGGGCAGGTGTCGAACACCTTCCACCGGCCCTCGTTCATGCGGGTCAGCATCTCCATGATGCCCGCCTCGACCGCGATCGAGCCGTCATCAAATGTTACATGGGTCGGATGCACGATCAGCCCGGCGTTCTTGTACTGCTTCGCCATGGCGATACCGCCGTCGATGCCCG